TGAGTGAAGGTGAATAGATAGAAAACATTTCTAATTATTATGCCTGATCCCAATGCTCTCTATGATGACATGGAGAAACTCAATGCTTTATACGAAGAACTTTGCTGGGATCATGATGACGAACTGATGTTTAGTCATGATGGAAGCAAAATTATCATTTACAACAAAACACAGGAACTAGAACAATGAACGAAAACGCAGAACGCATCAATGGTTGGGCAGCAATGATTGGAGTCATTGCCGCAATGGGTAGTTATGCAACCACAGGACAAATCATCCCAGGTATCTGGTGATGGGATTTGTAGTAGCAGCACTGCTGTTTCTTATTCCAATTGGCGCAGCAGTTAGAAACTCATGAGTATAGAATGGGCACAGACAACTATTTTTTTATTGGCACCCCTATTCTTTATGCTCCTCTTCATAGAAACTAATGAAGATGATGACGGACCACCGGACGGAGGGATGATGACTCCAGTTTATGCACCGTCTCCTTCTGCTTGACAAACTAAATATTTTGAGATATATTACAGGAGCACTAAAAATGCTCCTTTTTTAATGGTATGATTTTAGAAACGATCCTAGGACTAACTGCTCTAGATTATGATCACTTAGCAAGAACTATTCAGGTTGAGGCAGCCGTGAATACTTTCGATGAGTATTGCGTTGCTGCATCAGTTCTCAATAGAGTTAGGTCCCCCCTTTATCCAAATACAGTTGCAGACGTTGTGTATGCTCCTGGTCAGTATCAGGGATTTGATTACAAGAGACCTGTTGCTGACATCAACTTGGTTAATGAACTTAAATCTGAAAAAGGAAAAGAGAACCTTCTAAAAGCATATAGCATTATTGGAGACCGAACAAATTTTAAAGGTCAAAGTATGCTCAGATATAGGGTTGCATCTGAAGACCCAATGTGTCATAATAGAGGAAACTTCTACCACTATCACTGGCAATGATACTCAAAGCAATTAAAAAATTACTCAAACCTAAACTTACTGAAAAAGAAATTACTAGGATTGAGGCACCAGTTGCTGAGTGTGGTCCAGGACACCTTACTCAAGGTTATGGTTTTGTAGGTATTCCTGCACCAAAAGTTTTAAAAAATGATCCTTGGTTTGGAGAACCCGTGAAATCAGAAAAACAACTGGAGTATGAACACATCAACGACGATCCCCATGATGGATGGTGGTTGAGTCCTGAATGGCAAGACCCCAAAGAACCTGACAACATCCATGAAGTAATGTATGATATGGCAACCAGGTGCGGTAAAACTACAACACAGTTAGACCCGGTTGGCGGATCAGAAAACTTCCAAGGAGGATCGGAGAATATTCATGGTTGATGATTGGAGATATAGTAAAGAGAAACTCAAACTCAGAGAACAAGCTCTTCTCATTTTGTTAAGTAGGTATGGTGTTGAACTTGACAACACAAGAAAATCAAAGTATACTAATCAATCTATATACGAATGTGCCCACGACTGGGTGTCCCAAGGTAATGTAAATTGTAATGGCATTACCAAATACTACGAGGCTTATTATGCAAAAAGTAATTAATGTTTTAGCAGTCCTATCATTTGTAGGAACTGCAGGTATCGTCGGAGGCGGTACTGCATTGTATCTCAATAAGGATTCTATTGTTGAGAACATCAAATCTCAAGTTGCATCTGCAGCAGCAGAAGCAATTGCTGGACAACTTCCTGGAATGATGGATGCTGGTATGCCAGAACTTCCTTCTACTACTGGTGGTGCTCTACCACTTCCCACAACTACTGGATCTGCTCTTCCTTTCTGATATGAAAAAAATTATTATGGGTTTGCTGGCAGCAGCAACACTATCTACTCCTGTACTCGCAGACTCTCTTAAAGACAACGAATATAAGACTATGCATTCTATGGGATGTATGCTCCTTGGTGAATGTACTGATAATGTACAAGAAGTATTTTCTCTTCTAGATGTTTCTTCTCAGTATTCTAATACTGAAGAATTTACTCCAGTTGCGAATGAGTTTAACAATATGCTTGTGTCACTGAACCAAGTAGGTGTTAAAGTATTCCTTGCTGACGAGAAGTATTTTCCCGAAGGACATCGTGGTGTCTATCATACTGTCTCTAATAACTTTTTTCTAAACAGAAAGTTTATGGATCGTCCTGGTACACTAATGATGGTTATGCGTCATGAAGGATGGCACGCCGCTCAAGATTGTATGGCAGGCACGATTGATAATAGTTTGATTGCTATCATCAAACCAGAAGATGAAGTCCCTATGATCTGGCGTGTGTTGGCAGAGCGTACCTATCCCAAGTCTGCTGTCCCATGGGAAGCAGAAGCAGGTTGGGCTGGTCGCACTGAAGGCATGACTATGAATGCCCTTGCTGCTTGTGCTGCTGGTGAGATGTGGATGGAATATGAACCGACTCCATTGACCAGAGAGTATCTAGTTAAAGAAGGTTATATTTCTAAATAGAGATGCGTTGCTTTCTGCGGAATGCCAGAAGAAGTTAAGAAGGAAGATCCCAAGAAGAAAGGTATTCTTGGGAAGATGAAGGAGGCAGCAAGTGACAAAGAAGAGCAGCTTGATATTCTTTCTACTTTTGTTAGGCTTGGCATCCTTGTTTGGAGCGGCGGAATACTCACGCTGGCATACATCCAGTTACCACCCGTACTCGGTATTCCAGAACAAAAACTAGATCCAACTTTTATCGCGAGTGTCTTTACTGGGGTGCTCGCGACTTTTGGTGTCCAGGCAGCAAAGAAAGGTGGCAATGGAAATGGTAATGGATCTTCCACTGGTGGTGGCATCACCAAAGAACAGATGGAAAGATTGATTGAGAAAGCAGCACAAACTGCACCTGCACAAATCATTCGTGTAGAGCAAGCACCAATTAAGTTCATCACTAATGATGGTGAACCACCTGTAAAACCTACCGTGTAATCTTATGACCTTCTTTAAATGGACTGCATTAGGAGTTGGTAGTGTTGTTGCCGTAGCACACATCGGTGTTCTGGGGCACATCATTACAGCAACCAAAGTGCCAGAAGCACCAGTTATTAATTTTCCTAGGGGAGATTATTCCTCATATAAGGTGGAGGCAGATAAAGAAGGTTATAGTATAGAATATAAAGCAAACGATCCTGCTATTCTTGAGTCGCAAAAATCTCTATCATTGGATAAAGAAAAGAAAGGATTCTTTGGTCGTGGTGGTCATGAAAATCGTCGTGAATGGCGTAAAGACCAATTCACTATGGACGGCACTAGAAATCTAGGAGGTGTTGGAGGAGACGGCGAGGGAAAGTTGACTGCCCGAGAAGAAGAGTGTTTAGTGGCGGACGCTGGCGCACGGTCACAAGGTGCAATGGCAGGAAGTAGTATTGCTGCTGGTGTTGGTGTCCCTGCTGTTATTGGTATTCCATATGTTGGATGGTTGGCAGCTGGTTGGGTATCACTTTTGGGTGGTAGAGTAGGTTCTACTGTTGGTTCTACTGTTGGTTCAGTCTTCAATGATTGCTAATTAACTTGAAATTCTAACATTAGTAGAACTTTGCATTTTATAGTATAATAGATAAAGATGGTTATATAAACTACTATGAATTTTATTCGTGCAATAATTATTGTTGTTGTAGCAGCAATGGTTTTTTTCTTACCTAAGACTGCATATGCTTTAGATGTATCTATGGGTGCTGGTGGCAACCTAGTATTTGAACCGAATGAGATTACAATCTCTGCAGGCGAGACAGTTCATTTTATTAATGAAGCACTACCTCCTCACAACATTATTGTTGAGGGTCGTGCTGATCTCTCTAGAGAAGCATTATTATTTGCTCCTGGAGAATCCCAGGATGTTGTATTTGCTGATGCAGGAGATTATAACTTCTTCTGTGGTCCTCATCAGGGAGCAGGTATGACTGGAGTTGTTCACGTAAATTGATTTAATATTATGAACTAATGAATTTAATACTGCGACCACTTGATAATCCAAATGATCCTGTATGGTCAGTGATTTTTATGGTATTCCTTTCTGTGGCTATGGCAGTTTATGTCATCATATACATATTAGGAATAGATGAGAGAGAAGAGCATGGGAGCCATGACACCACCGAGCAGAAAGAGCTGCTACAACTTTCGAGTGACGGAGATAAACCGTGTTCTTGACGGGGATACTATTGATGTCACCATTGATCTTGGGTTTGATCTATACAAGAAAGAAAGAGTTAGAGTTGCAGGAGTTGATACGCCAGAAAAGAGAACGAAGAACTTAGAGGAGAAGGCTCTTGGAATCGAAGCAACCAACTGGCTCAAAGAAAAACTGGAAGGTACGTTGGCTGGTGATGATGAGTTGTCTGTTAGGACTGAACTTGTTGGTGGGACTGGCAAATACGGGCGTCTTCTGGGTTGGCTTTACATTGGGGACGACAGTGTGTCCCTCAACGAGCAAATGATCGAGGAGGGTTATGCTCATGCATACGACGGAGGAACAAAAGACATGGATCTTGAAGCACTTAGAGAGATCCGAAGGGCACACGGCACGTTGGTGTAGAAGTGCTGTCTGTGGATCTGCTCCCTTTATCCCAGACTCTGAATTTGGAGGGGAAAACTGCGAATTAACTTGTAACATTACAGAGGATTAAAATGAGAAGAGAAATGTTAGATGCTCTCAAGGCACTTGCCATTGGGAACATTAAAAAAGCAAAGATGAACATTGAAGTTTATCTTGTTAATCCTGTTGGTATTGGTGAACATCCCGATGTCTTGGGTGCCATTCAAGATCAAATTGATTTGATTGCAAAGGAAGAAGAACGTCTAGAAGTTATTGAAAAATACTTTGAAGACAAATGATTCCAGAAATCCAAATAGGTAATATTGATATTGGAATTGGGCAAGTTGGTAATCTATTCATCAATGATACACCTGATTGGTTAAAGACACCCTCACAAGCAGTCCCAATTTACCCACCCGTGTCTACACAGGTGGGTGTTCCTATTGTTAATATACCTGGATGTGTTGAGTCTCATAAAGATAGTAAAGAGAACCAAACACTTAAAGAAGAGGATAGAGATGGTGTTCAGGTATTTTGTGATGCAGGAACTCCTAGTTTTAGTCCATTAGATTATGACCCACGTAGATTAGAAATAACAACAACATCTCCACCTCCACCACCATACAAAGCACCAGAATCAAAAGCACCACCAACTCCTGATGCACCATCAGCTCCTAAAACAGATGCTGCAAAAGCAGAGTGTCCTAGTAGAGCACAAGAATTAAAAAACCCTGTAGGAAAGATCCTAGAGGGTAATAAAAAGATTACTGGGTATGAGACAGTAGGAAAAGAATGTCTCCCCGTATTTGAAAATTTAAATATACCTGATCAGATTGTCCAAAACATACCATCAGCAGGTATGATAACTGTTACTGCATCTATTGCTGTGGTGGCAACGACCTCGGCACTGCTTGCAAAACCTCTTGCTGACCTTTTGTTAAAAGTGGTGAAACCTGTGACGAAGAAGGTTGTGAAGAAGATTGCTGCCTTACGGGGTAAGAAACCCCCGGTATTGTCTGCGACTGAGAGGAAGGCGGAGCAACGCGACCGGAACCGGGCGATAAAGATCTTACGTTCGGCACTGAAGCCGAAGGGATAGAGTGACGGTGTTGCTTGACAGCATTAACATTCTGAACTACAACGTCTGCACATATTTTAAAATAAGGACTTCTAGGGTGGAAACTGATTCCTCTCTGCATAAGTTCACCACAATTCTTAAGTCTCGCAATCTCAAAGTCTAATCTTTTATTAGCAATCAATTGTTGCTGCATTTGGATTTGAGTATCTGCTGCTGTCTTACAACGTTCTTGTAATCCACCATCAAGTGGGAAAGAGATCGTTGCAGATAAACCAAGACTAGTACTGTAATTTCTAGTGTCACCAGTTCTTACTGGTTTCTCCCAAAGTTCTGCTCCTGGATTATCAGGCACACCATCACCCATCATTTCCATTACAGTGATAGGCATGTCTGCACCATCTTCATAGGCACGAACAGTTTCACCTGCAGAGTTTGTGTATGTTCTATCATCATAATGTTCGGACCAAGGCCAATTCTTCACATTCTTTGTAACTTCTACTAACTGACCTTCAAAATCTCTTCCATCATATTGAGGTTCCATGTAGTGTGTCTCAAATGGATCCTTCTCATTACGAGCATGAGTAATGAATGGTGTAATATTAGCAGTCGGTCCTTGACATGCAATACCCCCACCATATTGATTGGTTATATATGGTCCTTGTAAAACCTGAATAGCTTGGTTCGTAACTGAGCCTGAACTATTAGCTATTGGATTTGCTGTTGCACTTACACCCCCTACATCTGCTGCATGAGCAGGGGCAGTTACAACCACAGTCAGGGCAGATAGACATAATACTTTTACTGGGTAAAGATACTTGTTGTGTCGGTGATGCTTGTAACTTCTGTTGTTCTTTGAATTACAGTTTGATTTGTCACTCCTGGTCCCATGTAGGTCTGAGTGAACTGGAATGCTGCTCCTGGTTCTGCGATTGTGAAACTCTGTCCATTTAAATTTAGACCAGAGTTGGCACTTGTTACTTGCCCCTCTGTTCCTCCTAATGGATTCACTATCACTGAGTTTGTCGTTGGATTCGGACTGAGAGATTGTCCCCCATTGGTCACGTTTGAACCCGATACTGAATATTGCCATCCTGTTGCATAGTCTATAGAGTTAATCGTTTCAGTCACCTTCGATGTTGTTTCCGTGTGACTTGTCATTGACCCCTGTGTGAAGTTTGGGACCACGGGGACCGCCAGGGCAGTGGCAGGAATAAGACTTGCTGCCACTGCAGACATCACAATATATATGATTGTCTTTCCAGAAGTCATGTTTTCTGACCTCCATTTTATTTAGTGTAGAATCGTGAGCTCACTGACAAATTGTCCAGTAGCATTTGTACCAGCACCACCAGCCGTCAAAGTAATAGCACCAGCAGTACTAAGAGTACCAGCTAGAGAACCAGCAGATCCTGCAGTTGTAGATGTAATATTGCCAAAGTTTGCTACATCACCAACAGTGACTGCACTGGTTGGGATTGCATCTGCCTGTGTATAAGACTGAGAGAAACTAAAAGCACTACCAGGATTATCTTGAGTGGCAGCAATAGTACCTGGAGAATAAACACCAGAAGTAATTGCACCAGTAGAAATTGTATTAACTGTTGTTCCGTCAGTAGTATCTACACCGCTGCCTGAAATTGAGAAGTTACTGCCAAGTCTTGTGACATTAGTAGCAGCAGCATCAACGGTTAACTGAACACTAGAAGATAACTTATGAGTAAGGGCACCTGCATTTGCTGCTGGTGCAGTCATCAATAACATTATGAAAGGTAGAAACCTATTCATAGTAAAACCGAGAAGGGTATGTATATGTATTTAGAGAGTCCATTTTTTAAACTGGAATAACTGTTCGTAATGATACCGATAGGGGGTTGACAGGTCTGGGAAACCGTAGTATTATAAATAAGTCGAGAGGTTAAGGAACCAACACATTTCTTAACAAGTCGTAACACGCCTCACCAAGACTAAACAGCGTGTCTAAAAAACAGTCTTTCATACCTGTATCTAAGGGTGATACAGGAATAGTAAAACCATCATTTCCCTGATGATCTTACTTTTTTTCAATTACAATGGCCTCAACACTTTCAAGGCAACAACAAACCTCTTCGTGGGAATCTTTCTGCGAGTGGGTAACTTCTACCAATAACCGCCTCTATGTCGGTTGGTTCGGCGTACTGATGATTCCAACTCTGTTGGCAGCAACCATCTGTTTCATCGTCGCCTTCGTCGCTGCTCCCCCCGTGGACATCGACGGCATCCGTGAACCCGTCGCTGGTTCACTCATGTATGGTAACAACATCATCTCTGGTGCAGTTGTTCCATCTTCCAACGCAATTGGTCTTCACTTCTATCCCATCTGGGAAGCCGCATCGCTCGACGAGTGGCTGTATAATGGTGGTCCTTTCCAACTCGTAGTCTTCCACTTCCTCATCGGCATCTATGCATATATGGGACGTGAGTGGGAACTTTCATACCGTTTAGGTATGCGCCCCTGGATCTGTGTTGCTTACTCTGCACCTGTTGCAGCAGCATCCGCAGTCTTCCTGGTCTATCCTTTCGGTCAAGGTTCATTCTCCGATGCTATGCCTCTTGGTATCTCTGGTACTTTTAACTATATGCTTGTATTCCAAGCAGAACACAATATCCTTATGCACCCGTTCCACATGCTCGGTGTTGCTGGGGTATTCGGTGGATCTTTGTTCTCTGCTATGCATGGAAGTCTCGTTACTTCTTCACTCGTCCGTGAGACGACTGAGCAAGAGTCGCAGAACTATGGTTATAAGTTCGGTCAAGAAGAAGAGACGTACAACATCGTCGCAGCACATGGCTACTTCGGTCGTTTGATCTTCCAATACGCATCCTTCAACAACTCCCGTTCCTTGCACTTCTTCCTTGCTGCATGGCCTGTTGTTGGCATCTGGTTCACCGCACTTGGTGTTTCCACGATGGCATTCAACTTGAACGGTTTCAACTTCAACCAGTCCATCCTTGATGGTCAGGGTCGTGTGTTGAACACCTGGGCAGATGTATTGAACCGCGCTGGTTTGGGTATGGAAGTTATGCATGAGCGTAACGCACACAACTTCCCACTTGACCTTGCTGCTGCTGAG